GTGAGAGCTTTGGGAGCGTTTCTTCTTTTACAAACACCCCAACCTCAAAGTCCTGCTTGGAATACTGGAATCCATGAGTTGCCAAATGAGACAAAACTCGAGCATACTTGTCTTTGTATTTCGCCTGCCGATTGCGTAACCACTCGTCGATGTCGGCTGACGAGGCTTTTTCCACATCCAGACGGGGGAGGAAATGGAATAATGCCCAACGAAATCCTTCTACCGCTTGCCAATTTGGCGCAAGCCGGAAACGCAAAGCACGTTCCCGTAAAGCGACCAGTGTGTTCCAAGGAGTCTGAGCCAACACGAAATTGGGGAATGCTTCAATCATGGAGTGTAGAATCGGGCCAGGATGCGTGATAGGCCGGGCTTTTGCAAGCATCTTCCACTTGAAGTCGTCCATAATGCCATCTCCCAAATGGGTGAAGTTCTTTATCCTTATAAAAGAGTGCTTTCGAATCCGATTTTGGCTGAATTTGAAATTGGGCACGCACCATGCTGAGAATTGTACGCGCTGCGTAGGTAATGTAGCTGCCATCCTCTCCCTCTCAACGGCTTCAGCCGGAGTTCTTTTGAAACAAGGAACGACTAAGAACCACACCACTGCAGGCACCCAAACCAGCCTAGCTAACAATCCCGCTTGCCAGCAGAGATTATCGGCCCAAGCAACCAATTCGGTGTACTCGGTCACTACGTCAGGTCGGCGTAATCGAGTCCAAATTAACGCACTTCCAGCAATCCAATCTCCTATGGCCGCCCACACCATAATGGTGGTCATCATCAAAATAGTCCAATAACCAGCATCATGCAAGACGTGTAGGTAGTCTGATAAGGTGATCAGCTTACTGAAAGAATGGTGCGAAACTCCGTACCCAATTCCCTGCCAACCCATCAAAGAGGTTAGTAACCAAGGAAGCACTATCTGGATCAACACTGACACTGTCGAAATAGATAGAGGATTGCTCCGTAAGTGCGGGTATGTCCATTTGGCGAAACTTTGCGTATCCTGTACCGCTAGAGAATGAAGCGATGCATGGTAGTTAATACGGTTCAGTTGATCGGACATCTGAGCTGTGTCTTTCTTAACGTAGTCGGACATTAATTCCAACATGCGTTCAGTGACAACCCCACTAAATTCGGAAGGTAGCTTCAGCGCGGCGAGCGAAGCTAAGATGCGTGATGATGTGGTTTGAGACGGGGCATTAGTCTTAACCACCTGTTGCACTTCGTTGACAAATGAAACAGGGATACAAATTTCTTTGTCTCCATCAACTGTGAACTCATACCATGGTTTCTGCACAGGTGAAACCACGTTGAGACTTTTCACGAGAATAAGGTTTGAGCTGTAATGTATGGATATTTGAGCGACGGTGTTTTCCCTGAAATTATACCAGGAAGTCAACGCGCTATTTATGGGCTGCCAGGGTCTCCATCCAAACTTCGGTGACACATGGAAATACTGACCGCCTGTCTTTATCACATAATTACCTTCTCCCACCATAGGGCCGTAATGAGGTACGACGTTATTCTCACCTAATGTATCAGCGTAGAGACTCTTAGTTAAAGCATCTATTTGTTCATCTCTTATGCCTTGCATCACACTAGGAATTTTCTTTTCCATCATCTTTTCTGCCCTGCCGAGAGCTGCCATCATTTGTCGGTAGTCCAATCGACGACCCTCATTAAACGTGGCGTTGTCACCCTGATAATGGAAACCACCGGAGGTTGCCTGATATCTTTCCCAAGGTATATAGCCCCAAACGCCTTCATACTCTGGTAGGTCCACTTGCGTCGACCAAATAACAGACTTCTTATACAACATGTAGTAATAGACAACTTCATGTTTCACCTCGCTCTTACCCTTGCGTCGTATGTACTCGACTGAAAACGTGCACGGTCTCCCGACATGTCTCCAATAATCTGGCGCTGGATACCAGAATCCTTCATGCACCGAATAGGCCATGTTCTCCGCCGTCACTGGGTTATATGAATATGTTCCTTTAATTTCACGAGGAACCCCAATCTGACATTGAACTGTCTTCAAATGCATTGCTAGCACAACCGCTCGGATCTTCTCCCAATCATCATTGGAAGGCGGGTCATCTTCTGGACCAGGTGGAGTTGGTTCCTTGGATGGCTTACTGACCTTTCCTTGTTCAGTCCCGGGTGGATCATCCACCTTACCGACGCCTGCAGCATCGGTTTTGTCCTTGGCCTTATTTGAGGTTACTGTCTCCTTCGGAGCCGGGGAAGCTTGAACTGGTTTTGACACCTTTTCTTTCTTCGCCTTGGTAATAACAGGTTTTGAATCCGCTGTACTTTCACCTTTCCCTACTGGCCCTTTTTGGGTCACCTTAGGATCCGCCTTTTCAGGTTTTTCCTTCAGCTTAGCTGCATCAGCTTTGGATTTCTCCTTGGCCTTGTCAGCTTTCGGCTTGGCTGGTTGGACTTCAGGTTTAACCCCCTGGCTGGGCCCCGCTTGGGCAGGCTTTGCCACACTAACCGTTGGCGCGGTAGAACCTCTAAGGACGGTCCTCGTCTTGGTCCCCTCAACGACCATCACCACTTCTAACTCCGAAGCGCTTATGCTCACGTCCGAAGAAGAGCCATCCGAGCTCGCATCGCACAGTACCGCTACTTGCGATCCACGAGCTGGTGTTCCAGGCTGTGGTCTCGAATCTTTCCATTCTTTGAGGGTGCGTGACAATGTTGGATACGTAGCTTCGTAACGGGCTAAAACCTCCCCAACAGTAACCTTATAATCCGGATAAAAATCGGACCCAAGAAGACGGTAACTGCCGAGGTGAGATTTCAAAATCTGATAGCCATTCCAACAAGCGACATGAAATACACCAAAGGGCATGTTCAAGAAGCCTTTTGGGATCAGTTTAAACCAAACAGCTGGTTCAACTAACCCAATTGGCACATGCCCCGCGCGTACTTCGTGTCGTTTGGTAGAGGCATCTTCTGCCAAGCAAACGAACGGGTGACCTCCCGGGATCTTCGCTAAAAGAGACACGGCAAGGTCCAAATCATTGTCACCCCAAGGGTACTCAAAGAGGGTTGGTAAAGTTCCGGCGCGTCGTTCGGGTTCCCAAGACTTCTCCGCTAACGACCATAGTGCTGAAGGATATTCAGACTTGCCCACTATGTGTATCGGTAACCGAATCATGAGGTTGTAATTAGATGAATTGCAGAACTCGTCGTAGTATTCGTCCATTTTGCGAGCCATAGATGTGATACGACCCCCGAACGACCTGACTGGGACATAACTTTTAGCGCGTTCATCGCTAATAGTCATTGCTGTGGCCATGATCTGCCTCCAACGATTAGCCCTGGTCTTAAACAACGTGGCAAAAACCTTCTTACCCTCCTCAACGCTCGCATATACCGCTGACGCCGAAACCAAATTGAGGACACGACCCGACACACGGTCGTCGAATTTACGTACCTTCTCTGCGGGGTCAACAACGAAAACATCAGCCCCAGTGGTCCCAACGACCAGGAAAGGTAGTCCTCCGCAAGTATCATTCAAGATCTTGACCGGGAGTTCGATTCCTAAAACTCTCACGATCACTTCCACAAACAACAGACATGAATGGACGGCGATTCTGCCGGCAAAAGCTTTGCCGGTGAGCACGTCGTCGCCGTCAACCATGCTGATGCGACCTTGAATGGGAACAGCCCCGACGATGCGACGATAGATTTTCCTCTGTAAGGATGTGGAACCCTCAGGAGGAAACTCAGTACTCGCGTGGCTGAACTGTCTACCGCTAGCTCTCATGAGCCTGTTCAAATCCTCAAGCTCACGAGGAAATTTCGCGTATTGGTAATTCATCTCACGCGCGACAGCGGCATTTCCGTGAGATATAAGGTCGGCTACGGAAGAAGCGTAGTCAACCTCGGGGGCCCTCCACGAACTGTCAGAGGGTGAGGCTTTACCAGCCTTTGGATTGGATTTGTCCTTTTTGACAACTTCAACAAAATCCTCCCCTTCGGAATCGGAATCTCCGACGTTCCGCGCCTTCCGAAAAGCGCGGTTCGGACGAGCAACTTGAGAAACCATCTTTTGAATAAGGGAATTAAGCTTGTCTCGTGGATACTTGAGTGCCTCGAAATGTGGCAGGAACTCACGATACAGGTTCCTGACGAGGTACTGCTCACCCTTGCGAGTGACCACGAGATGTTGCAAAGCTTCCTTTAATTCAAAGAGAGTGGCTTCCCCTGAATTGAGCAAGACTTCAACCTTCTCTTTCGACAATTTAGCTTGATTAGCTTCGTATTCGATATCAACTTGGCGTTGGGCCGCGCTGGCGAGAAGGTTAAAGTCGGTTGTATTCATGCTGCTCAAATACCCCGTTACGTGGGGATGACGTGACTGGTCGCGGCCAAGACGGCTACTCATCCCTCCACTTCACCGTCCCCTTCACCCCCTCGGACCACTGAATTTTCCTAAGCCAGGAGGTTTACGCATGATCTTTCTGCTACTCTCTGCAACCCGTACACGTTCA